TTTCACCGTGAACCTTTTCCCAAATCATCCGATGCTTTAGCTTGAAAACATTTGGTTCGGCTGTTTTTATTTCGACATAACCATCAACTGTTATTCGTTCATGCCCAACAGGCTTGTGATTTAAAGGTAAATTTCCCTTTTTGAAGGATGTTGTATTTGCACCCATAAATCCCTTTAAACCTTCATTCCATGCTTTATGGCCTTGCGCAAATAGCCCAGTTCTACCTGTCTTTAATCCCATGCGAAAACACTTAGCTTTAATGCTATCTACGGAAATATTGCTTCCAAACTTTTCATTAAATTTTAAAGCCAATTCAGATCGTGGGGTTTCTTCATGCTGACGTAAAAACATCAGCATTTCATCGGTGTACTTAATTGCAATTCCTTTTGGCATCTCACACCTCATAATCAACTTCAAGTAAAGGCGCTTTTTGAGCATCACTCATGCCTTTATATTGAGCAACCAGTTTTACAGCCTCAAGTTGCGTTGAATGCGTCTTGATAATTTGCTCACTAATGAGTTCCATGTTTTGAGCACGGGTCACTTCATCTGCAAGATCTTCTTTACTAGCTTTTGATAGACGATCAAGTTGTGCAAATAGTGCTGAATTTAAATCTTTTAAAGTACTCATTTACGCCACCTTATTCTGAATGAATCGCTTGTGTCGCTTTGAAAGGGTTCCACGATTGATTCCAATTAAATTTGAAGCTTTACAAATGTTGCCGTGGCATTTTTCCAATGCTTTTTGAGCCACAACATTTTCTAAATGTTCTTCAAGCTGCTTTACGTTCTCTGGGCCGGCTAAGATTGCATATTCAATATCTGATGCCCGTATAATTACGCCATCACTTTTCGCCTGTTTGGCTTTTTGCCACATGCCCCAACTGGTATTTACCGTAACTAATGCACTAAGTAATTCTTCTTGGGTTAGAGTCCCGTTAAACCCTGTAGGCTCGAATTTAGAAAATTTGGGGTTATATTCATAAAACTTGAAATGACCACCTGAAGACAACCAAGCCCTTTTGAACTCTTCGATTTCTATATTTAAATCCATCACTTTCTCCAAGTTGCTTCTTTAAACTTTGCATTAGTTATGAGATCTTCCAGTTCACCAATCCCAACATTCTCAAAAATATGAGTCATCTTGCTGCCGAATACGGTGAGTGTTCGAGTGAGGGTTGAATATTTAAATCTCATATCAATTACCTCCGCGCTTGTTGGGCTGACTCAATAATGAAAGCTTTAACATCATTAAACCGCGATGAATCAATTGCTAATAAACTGTCGATACCTTGATCTTCACAAAAGGACATAACATCCCAGTTCGCTTGATGTAATAGTTCTTGAATTTCATCCCTTTGCTGATTGGTAATACCATTAAACTCTTGAGGGTTATTCCATTTACCTTTCTGCTTATCAAATTTGCAGCCAAGTTCTTTAGAGCGTTTCAATAAGATTTGACGCATTGATTGAGCATATGGATGGTTACTTTTAACTAAATCTTCCAAGCTTTCTGTAAGTTGATTTAGATCACCAGCATGTTCCGCTTCATTACAACTCTGTTGCCAGTTTTCAAGTTCTTCCTGAGCTTTTGAAACGGCTAGTTGGGCAGGGGTAAGTGTATTGATATGATCTTTAGCAGATTTAATAAGATCCGCTAAAAAGGTAGGATTTGTCTTTAAGTCAGGAACCCATACTTCGCCAGTTTCTCCACCTAACGCACCTGAGTTTTTAGCGTGATGTGTTGGGCTTGGCTTAAAACTAATAACGCGAGCATTCTTACCTTCACTTGTAGTGACTGTAGTTAAATAACCCATGATGTCGGCAATACGATAAAGCTCGTTACGGTTTTTACCTCCCAAATCTGGACGATAGATAACTTGGTCACCGTTTTGATCTTCTGAGGCATGTGCAATAAAAACAACGTCTTTTCCAAGACTGATCAGCGTATTGATATATTGCTTAAATGTTTGGTTAGCCAATCCTTGAGCTTTTAATTTAAGTGCGCCGTCTTTTTGGCGGTTATTCGCTGTTAAAAGCAGGTGGGTCTTGATGCTCTCAAGCATTGCCCCAACAGTATCAATTACAACTGTATTGAAAGGTGCTAAGTCCTGCGGAGTTAAATCAGCGACATCTTTCCATTGTTGAACAGGAACTACAGCCCCTCGACGTAGTTCACCTGTACGATGCGAACCACGGTCAAAGTCGAATGAAATTGCTTTATCTGCAGTAAAGCCCATAGAGGTTTTACCAAGACCAGGATCCGCGTAAATGTACGTGATGATCGCATTAACCTGTAACGGTTGATCAGCACTAATAATATTGATAGCCATGATTACAACCCCTTATTAGATTTAGTGTTGTTGTATGCAATACGTTGGTTTGCACTGTATGGAGTACGCTGAAAGCATTCCTTTGAGAACATTTCTGCACGTTCTTTTTTGCGTCTGAAATTAACTTCTTGTTGTAAGTTACGAAGTATCCAAGGCTTAGACTTTAATAAATCAGGATTTACTGGTGTGCCGCCGTTTTCATCTTCAATGCGAATATCAGTAAACTTCCAGTTTGTTGAAAAGGTCTGAGGTCCTAAGCGAACGTGATAACGACCTTGGTCATCGCGGGTAATGAACTCGCGGAATGGGGTAGTGAAACGTTTCTTATTCATGACTTCACCTCTACTTTTGGGGCTTCATAAATCCAAAGTTTTGGGTGGTTATCACATTTCATCGAGTAAACACCCGTACCTTTTGTACGAATAATCACGCCAAGATCATAAGAACATTGCTTCTCCGTTATTTCATATCCTTTGGCCGACATCCGTTTAACGATATGCCAGGTATAAGGGCGAACTCCGTCAAGGTTTGCATCCATTACGCACTGCAAAACCTGTTGCTGACGAGAAGTTAAATTTAATTTGGCAAGTTTTCCGCAATTGACCAACTCACGTAACTCAACAACGGTAATGTTGGCTTGATCTTCACCAGTAATAGGAAAGTCCGTATAAACCGCACCATCTTTAGATGTAGCAATTAAACACGGTGGCGTGAATGTCAGTTCTAAACCTTGTTCTAGTCCCGCTTGAAGAAGCAATTCACAAATAGCGACTTTTTCAATTTCATTGCCAGCCAAAACCCGCAATGACTCAAAATTGTTAGTAGTAGTCATCAGATCGCCTCCGCTAATTTATTCTTTTCAATGTATGCAGCTAACTGTGCATTGATGTTGCGGTGATCGTCGTAGATCGTGAAGTCTTTATAGTTGTTGCCGTTAGCATCAGTTATTTGACCGATCTCAAGATTAATGATGTCTACAGCTGTGAACTCTGAACCTGGTACACCGTAGCTATCAGGATGTTTATCAAATACGAATTTCACTGGTACACGGAAACCATCAAGATTAATAACAGCTTCGCCTGTAATGTCAGAAGTAAGTTTTAGTGTCATAACGCCGTAGTAGCTTGGCTTTACGTTTGCTAGTGTTGGTTGGCTTGAATGAGCTGCTTGGTAGTCACAAGAAGAAACAGCCGAAGCTATTCCAACGATTAAAAGGCTTGCAGTTGCCCATGTACCCAATACAACTTTTCCAAATTGAAAAGGTGAATTGCTTTGAATTGTGTTTTGTTCCATAATCAACCTCATGTGTAGTGAGAAGCCCTGATCGCCGTAGGAAGTTGTCAGGGCTTTTTGCTGTCTATGAGATAGATATTAGGCAAACCTAATTATTTAGTCAATAGGTATTCCTAATTTATTTTAGGTTTACCTAATTTATGTTTTAATAGACAAAAGAAAACCCACCGCTGGGGTGGGTTGAGTGGAGTTTATTAAGATGAATATAGAAGAATTCCGAGCAAAACTATATCAAACGTTTATTGCTTCAGGCATGAAAGACCATGTGTTAATCCAAGAATATATAAAAATCGCAGAATCGTTTATTTTTAATCAAAAACAACATAAAAAACTTGATCAGGAAAACTTAAACAAGAGGCTTCAACGCTCACCTGTAAATTGTGTACAGCAACTTGTGGACAAGGAAAAGAATAAGATTAAAGAGGCTCTAGAAGTCATCAATTCTTCCAGATACGGGCTTGAAAGTATTGATGACATTATAGTTCGATTAGAGAAAATGTCTCAGCCTGTGTTGGCTTGAAGTGAAGAATACCTTGTCGGCTCTTCTGTTAAGTAAAATAATTGGTAAGGTATTGACATTGTCTTACAATAGTATTGTAGGTCAGCAAGCAAACCTGATGCCTCAGCAGCATCAAATAGAAATGAGTTGTGAGCAACCCTTTCAATACCACCAATTTTCTTACTATTTAGATGAGCGATCTCTTCATCTGAAAATGCTCTACCATTTGCAATAAATAATATTCTCATTTTTTCTCCACCCGATCTATTGTCATGACTGTGTCGGGTTCACAGTTTTTATTATGGTTTAACTAAAGCTGATTCTAAGTGACCAACAAAACTCAACTCGTTAAGCTGCTCTTTGGTAATAACTTCATCAGGGTATTTATTCTTATCAGGATTGTCACTTTGCAGGCGAACCGTCTCATTATCAATACTAATAAAGATTCGCTTCATGCGTAATAAACCACTATGTATAAATACATAGACATCGCCATTGATGATACTTGATGTATCAACAGGGGATACATCTACGAATAAAGGACTATCAGGCGCTACGGTTGGCCACATGCTGTATTCAGCAGAATAAATTACACGCAGGTTTTTAGGATTAGCCTTAATACCAAGTAGCTTCAAGATATTAGGATCTATATCAAGATAATCTGTAATTTCTTCTAAAAAGTTTGTGACCCCATTGCCACATGAAGCTTTAACGTCCTTGTGCACAGGTATCCTTACTGTATTTTTGTTGTCATAAGATGGATTGAATTTCAGTGGTGAAATATAAACCTCATCTTTTTTAGGGCTTGAATCAACTAAGCTATTTATTGGTTTTGGAGAGCCTTTTCCAGTTGCAAGCCAACCAGCATCAACTTCTAAAAAACTTGATGCTTTGAGTAAATTCTCTCCCTCCATAGTTTTTGATTTACCAGAAAGCCAATCGCTTACAGACGGAGGCTTTACTCCAACAGCTCGAGCTAAATCTACACCTTTAATTTTTCTTGGTGGCAAGACTTCCATAGCATATCTAAGACGTTCAGCAAGAGTATTCATAAAAGCACTCCAAAGTGTTAGGCAATCCTAACATAAATAAAATTAGGTATGCCTATTGATTATTTATAAGGTTTGCCTAATAATTGGTGTAAGTATTAGGAGACTGACATGAATGACACCCAACTAATTAAAGCTTTAGGCGGATGCAATGCAGTTGCAAGGCTTTTGGGGATAAAAGGCTCTTCGGTAAGTGGATGGAAGGATATTCCTACTGACAGAAAAATCCGTTTAGCGGTGATTGCTGAGGACCGTGGTATTTGCTCACGTAAAGAAATATTTCCAGATAACTATCAGGATATTTGGATTGAATTAAGAACCAACCATCAGGATCAGCCATGCAGAACTTAAATCCATCAATTAGCTTCAACAATAAATTGCTGGAATCCGTAAGCACAAGAGTTCCACCTGAAGTTAAAGATCTTGTTGATGATTTGGCTAGGTCTAGCGGTAGCGACCGAGCGAAATGGATGAGAGAAGCCATAGATTTGAAACTACAAATTGATTTAGGCCAATCATCAGTTGAAGAGTTGAAAAAATCAAAGAATACAACGTATTCCAGCGAATACAGAAATGTATTCAAAAATCTACTTTCTGTATTCCAGATAAGCAAAAAGCCCGAAGTTGCGATTCGAGCTTTGAGCAATGTTCACTAATCGGAGAGATCTAGAACATGACAAATATACCAAAACACCCATGTGCTAACAAGTGCAGTGAATTTAAAGCAGAGCAGTGCAAGCATTGTTTGATCAGTTGTCCTGAAATTTCGGATAACTCCAACTATTCGGAAATTCCGAATAGCTCAGATTTTATGGCTGGTGATGTGGTTGTTTTTATTTACAACTATATGCCTCATGTTTTGATGACAGTTAGTGGGATTCTTGGTGGGGGAAAATTTGTAGCTGTTAATGGCTATCAGCAAGCTTTCTTAGCCAAGGATCTGCGACACGCCACACCAGCCGAACTTCAGCAAAATCGCCGTGCAAATAAAATCATATTAGATGATGACATGGGTGACGACTCATATCTCGAAAACAACATTTCACCACTTTGCAAAAGCTATTCAAATGATGAGCAGATTCATTTGAGTAAAGCTTTGGATGCAAAAAAGGAGGTTTCATGAACTCCAAATTTCAAAAACAACCAGAGTTTAAGCAAGATCAGCAAGTTCAATCATTTTATGAACCTGCACTGCGATTGCTTGATCTTATGTTTGAAAGAAAGAAACAAAACTTAAGATCAAAAGGTTATGACGAAAATAATGCCGCAGTTACCAAAGTTGAATTTTCAGAAACTATGGCGCGTCAATTTCGAATAACACAATGGCTATCTCAGCAGATTGTCAGCAGCCTCATAAAAGCTGATCAGGTGCATTCATTTGGAGGTTACATAAAACCCAAGGCTGGTGAGTCATGAGATATGCAGCAAAGAGAAAGCAGGAAATATCTGTTTCTAAATCACCTGTTGAAAATGTGATTCCGTTAGAGCAGCCAGTGAAAATCTACACAGCAATAGAACTAGCTGCAATGCCTTTATCGAAAATGAACGCAGCAATAGAAGCTCAAGAAAGATTTTACATGCTTGAAGAAACTACTCATATGGGGGGGCAAGCCATAGCAGTTCGCCGTCTTATGGAGGATGGGCACTTGTTAATCCAAGTGAAAGAAAAGTCACGTACGCGATACAAGATCAACAACGAGTTTATTCCACCAAGGATTATTCGTCAGTTGGAAAAGCGCGGGTTAGTGAAGTTGAGAGGGTGAATCCATGAATGAATTAACCATTTTCAACTTCATTACCATCAAGAATTTCTTCTTTGCATTTTTGAAGGGCTGCAATAACTGTATCAATATGATCAACATCAATATTGATAAATGCATCCTCATAACCACCACCATGCATATCAAAATGGCCGTCTTTCTCGCAAATAATTACCATTTTTTCCTCTGCATTTGCATACACATCAATTTCATTTTGCTTGCGAATGATAGCCATCTTATTTTGTCCAATAGAGGTGGGAAATCATGACACTACCAAAACCACCAATACAAAACAACATCGACTTAAGAAGTTTTGAATTCATGCCTTTAGATGTTGTTCGTTTTCGTGACAGTGACTTTACAGCATTGGTTGAGGCAGAGGCGTTTCGTTCGGGATTTTTATTAATGTGTGCATCTTGGCATCAGGTTCCTGCGGGAAGCCTGCCAAATGACGATCGCATACTTTCCAATCTGGCTGGCTTTGGTCGAGTAGTGAAAGAGTGGGAGAAGTTCAAAGATGAAGCATTACATGGATGGGTATTGTGCGACGACAATCGTTACTACCATCCTGTTGTTTGTGAGAAGGCACTTGAGAGTTGGAATTCCAAGCAAGAGTACAACTATAAGAAGTTCTCTGAGCGTCTTCGTAAAGCAAATGGAAAGTTGGACGAGCGGAATCAAGTAGTAATTCCATCTTTTGATATTTGGATAAATGCTGGAATGCCTGATTCATGGAGCAACAATTCCAACACCAAGAAACTAGATGATAATAGTAATTCCCAAGACCAAAACAACAATCATTTAGATGATTCCAATAATGTTCCGCAAGAATTCCAAAACCATTCCGTAGGAATTCCGTTGGAAAATGCTCTTAAGGGAACAGAACATAACGGACAGGGACAGGTAAGGGATAATATTAATACACACACACAAAGCGCGAGCGAAAATCAAAAATCACAGTCCGAAGAATCAGAACCATGGAAACCTGATTCTGAGATTCTACTCAACGTGATTCGACAAAGCATGGGCGCTCAAGCTGAACAAGTAACCACAATGCCTGATTACGAATTTCACTTGGGTAACTTCAACGCTCACTGGGAAAACAAGATCGATCTCACTGAAAACCAGCGAACGAGAAAGTTTGCTCAGTGGTTGATTCTTGAGTTCAAAAAAATCAAACCATCTGGACAACAGAAACCATCAAGCAAAACAAATACCGCTGCGAGCAGAAATGTGAATGATGCATGGGGCGAACCACAGGATTACGCACCTGCTGTCGATGATATTGATTTGGAGGGTATGCTGTGAACGCACTAGCAAAAGAACTCACTAAAAAAATCACAGAAACTAATCGGTTTTGTGAAAAACACAAAGAGCGAATGATCAGTGTTGGTGGTCGAGATTTCTGCAAAACATGTGCTTTGAAATCGGTTGAGCAAGCGCAAATTGATCACCATCAAGCTGTGAATAAGATGGTTCGTGAAAAACACTTTGCAGGCGCAATGCTTCCAGATCGCCATCGTGAGAGTGGTTTTAAAAATTACATTGTTCAAAACCAAGGTCAGAAAAATGCTAAAGCACAGTGTCAGTCATTTGCTAAAGACTTCAACGCTGGTGTTAAGCGCAATCTGATCATGGTTGGGCGAACAGGTACAGGTAAGACCCATTTGTCATGTGCGATAGCTCGCAATGTTTTGGATCAGCGCAGCTATGTTCGCTATGTGACTTCTGAAGACATGGCAAACGAGATAGCCAATGCTTGGACTAAAACCGATGACAGCGAAGCAAGCGCTGTGTGGCGTTTCACTGATTATGATCTTTTAATTATTGATGAATATGGCTTGCATGATCAACACGAAAGCCGATTGCAACTTGTGCACAAGGTTCTTTATTCGCGTTATGACGCAAAAAAACCAACGGTCTTAATTTCAAATTTATCACTTCATTCGACTGAAAATTCACAAGGTTTGAAAAACAACTTGGGCGACCGATTGTGGTCTCGTTTCCAACATGACGGATTAACTTTGGTTGAGTGTAACTGGGCAGATTCACGTATTGGTGGCAATCATGGCTAATCTTAAAAAAGGCGATCGAGTAAAAGTTGATTTCATAAACAACCCAGAAACGATTCACGCTGGTATTCGCTTCACTGGTTACGGTGTTTTGGATCGAGTTGAGGATGGGCGAGTGTTTGGAAGATTGGAGGATGGGCGGACGTTTATGTGTCTTGAGGGTGATGTTGTCAAAGAACGTCCTATTTCTCGCAGACGTAAACGTAAATTAAGTAAGAAAGGTAAAAATGTTTATTGGTCTAAGCATCTTGAATCTTATGTTTATGTGATGGAGCAAAGCCAATGAACGCGATCAATTTCATTCAGCAGCACGGTGTTGATAAGGCGAGGGAAGTTGTTGAGGGTGCGCCTGAAGGTGCTACATCCGTCGTTGGTGAAATGTATTTCAGATTCACTGACAAAGAATATTGGTACTGGTCATTCAGTGGATGCAAGAGCAAAGGAAAGTCAGAGCAATATTTCTACTATCAGAAAAGATCCATTGATCTTTCCGACCTCAAGCGACTCGTTGAGAGCGTGGGTCTTATTGAGTCATACAAGGGTATTGATGAGGCAAGGTGGTATGTAAAGCGATGGTTCAAGCTTCATTCTGCTTGTAAGCAAGTCGCGAATGCGAAGACATATATCACTGATCAATTGAGTGCATTACAACAAGCCATTGCAGACTACGAGGCAATCTATTTATGACCTCAATGAGCGTCGAACAGTACCGCCGTGAAATTCTCAAGCAATCCGATAAGCCTAAGGCGACTAAACGCAATAAGTTCAACGCTCAGAAAGTTGAATTAGACGGCATGACATTCGACAGCAAGAAGGAACATAAGCGGTACATCGAGCTTAAAGCGATGCAACAGAGGGGAGAGATCTACAGTTTAGAACATCACACTAAATTTGAACTTGCGCCAAAGATCAAACTGGAAGGAGAGAAAAGGGCAAAGCCAGCACTGCGTTATTTTGCAGATTTCACTTACTACAGCATCACAGGTGAGTACATCGTTGAAGATGTGAAGTCAGCAGCGACAAGAAAGTTAGCGAGCTATCGCAATAAAAAACATTTAATGAAAACGGTTTTTAATATTGATGTACGAGAGGTTTGATTGATGAATGCGACTGTAAAACAACAAAAGATTAATTGGTTGAACCGCTCTGCACACCAGTGGCTTGATCAATATGGCATTTGGGTGAGATCTGCGGATTTTAAGCATTCAGCCAATCCGATAGCGGTAGCGATGGATCAAGCGGATATAGCTCGAATCCGCAGCAGTAAGATTTCAACACCATGTGAAATTACCGATTTTGAAGCAGTTGAAGTGGGTAAGCTTTTGGCAAAAATGAATAACGACAGTCGGGAGTATCTAGCTGAGCGTGCATGGTTGTTGATTCTTAAATATGAGAATGATTGGTCTTACCAGACAATTGCTAATACCCACAAAGTGAGCAAGGCAACGGTGCGTAGAGAGATCGATTTAGGTCTTGCGTAT